CTTGTAAGTATCTTCTAAAAATAGGAGATAATTTGCCTGTGTCTTAACCACTGCTGATAGCTTATCCTGTAATTGACCAAATACTTCAAATAGCCTCGGATGGGCGTTTCCTTGATTAATTTCCTCTGCAATCTTTTCGATTGCCATCTTAATTGTGTTTAACTGAAAAAAGATATTTGAGATATTGGCATTATCTAGAGCCTGCTTATGCTTAAAATATTCATGTCGATCAATAACTCCAAGATCCACATAGAATTTAAATAATGAATCAGTTATTGATTTGGCCTGTGATTCAAAATTGCGATTCATTTCCGCAAAATCAATCGGCGGCGCCTGTCGGATTTCATGCAACTGATCGTCAACTATATCATTGTGTTGGTCAGTTGGGTTCCCAGCATAGGAACTTAAGAGATCTTCAAGTTCACTTTTTATTTGAGCCTTTTTTTCTTTACTAAAAAATTGTCCAGCCATAAATTAGTTTAAGCGATTTTCGTTTTTGTCCAATGCCGGATTTGCGAAAATCTTAATCTGCTTAACTGCTTCAATGTGCTCATATATGAAACGTTCAAGTCGACTTAGAACTCCGTCAAGTATTGGGGTGGCACCAAACATTTGGTTAGATAGTGTCTTTTTTAGAATATTACCTTTATAGTAATAGCCTAGATGCTTGCGCTTATCTTTTCTATTATACGCCGTCCAATATATTGAGTTTCTGACCATGTCCTTAAATTATATTATATGAGGTTATGCTCTTACGAGGTACTCGTTTTTTAATTTGAATATTTAGTGCTCCGAGTTTATCATCAGATAATCCGTCCGCATAGGTATTACCTTTACTGTCTTTCCAGCCGCCTCGAATTACCGGAAACTCATCCAGTTCAATAATAATATCATTAAATTCGTCGAGACCAATAGCAGATGCCTTTGGATCCTTAGCTAGCGAAAGTTCATTCTTTTCTCCAAGAATACTAATATTTACTGAGTCGACGCCATTTATCTCTTCAATTATTTTAATTAAATCACTTTTTGGTACCCTGTCCTGTCTCTTTAGAGAAATGAAATATTTGCCTAGTGCGTCGGTAATGTCTGATTTAACTATTTCGAGTGCAATATCATCAAACGCGATGATACTCACAAATATCACATATTTTGAAATTTTTGGATCAACTATTTGAATGTCTGTCGAGATCAGCTTTGTACCTGACCTTTCAATATACTTAAGCAATTCATTCTTTTGAAAATCGCTCAATTTGAATTTTGAAACAGGCAGATTAAAATAGTCTTCTCCGCTCTTAAATAGCTTGCGAACATCAGGTACTAAGAATAAGTTGATCATTCTTGAATCCAGAATAGTTCCATTTGCATCTTGAGGCAAATAGACCTTAATCGTTGAGAACATCTGCATTTTTCTAAGCAATACTTCATAATTATCAGTGTTGACTAGCGCAAAATTCTTTGATGCCTTTGGCGCAATTAACTTAGTCAACTCAATACTTTCTGGATCAACTCCAAAGTTTGGAGGGCTGATTGTGAAAATATCAAAGTAGTCATTCATGTTGATTTCTTCGCCGGTTGGAGAAAAGCCAGTATCTTCAAAAATAAATTGGATTTGGCTTGGATCGTCGACTTTAATGTTACCAGCTGAACCATCCGTTGACAAGTACTCAACAATAATTTCTGAACCAACCTCTGGAATTAGGCCAAAGTTTCCATTACCGAAAAATAGATCAATTCCATTTGTAATACCAGTTTTGCAGATAAAGCCCTTTGCTTTTCTTGGAATATCTAATAGTGATTCATATTTTGTCCACTTTTCTCCATTAACGTAAACGTTGACAATAAAATTATCAATATAGAAGTTATTGGTAAAGCCCATTTGAAAAGAATCGAACTTTTTACCTTTTGCAGTAAATGTTTGAGTTTCAACGATTCCCTGTCTAATACTAAAAATAGTTAGACTTGGGTCGCCAGTTAGAGAAAGACGAACTTCGTCTTGTGGTAATTCAACAACATATGTTAAGCCGTTTTGAACGCACTTTAATCTAAATAAATTATTGATGATTGCTTTCGATGCCGGTAATTCATCGGCATTTAGGTTAGGTTTTCTAATAACTCTTATCTGAGCAGTCGCTCCAATCGCTCTACTTGGATTGTGACCAGCAATTGCAGCTAATGAATAGATTGAGCTCGCCCTAGAAGCTTCATTTAAGTTTAATTCAGTTATTGCGTCTTCAATATAATAGAAGATGAGCTGACTTATGTTTTCAAAAACAATCAGCAATTGACCATATGGCGAGGCTGCCGTAAAGATCGATTTACTCTGCTTAAAACGTTCCTGTAGGAACTGCAAAGATTCCGATAAAATATCGCGGATATTAATTCGAAGACTTGTAAATAATTTATAGTTCGAATTTTGACTAGACAATTCTGCCATTAATGGGCTCCTTTTTTATTATTTATCAGCCTGTGGAAAAAGAATACGAACCGCAAACTTACTATAAATAGAATTAGTATAATAGCTACTATATGGGGGTGATTGGAATTGACGCGGGTTATTCCAGTATGCTCGCACGCCGAGGATGATGCTAAGACTCGTAAAAACGTATCAAACTGATAAGTGGCAACACTTCTATTTGGGATGTGATCAACGGCTTCGTTGGTGCTCCCGCAACCGAGGTTGAGTACGCAATAGCGGCCTGACCAAGGCGGGTAGATAGGAACCTAGGAACAGAAGACTATCAACCAGGAGTCGGTTCATCCTTAACTGGACCAGCATGGTTGACTAGCTGACCCATAGCTAGATAGTTCGTCATATTAGAATAATGTGACTATGCGTGTGAACGAGAGTCTATTGAAAGGCCAAGCGGACAGGGGTTCGACTCCCCTCACCTCCACTGAAAACGCCAGGGTTATTGCCTGGCGTTTTTATTAAACTATACTGTAAAAATAAGTATAAACTTGTATGTTGGGAGTATTCAGAAAATTAGGTGATCACACTATTGTTTCGGACTTGGGAAGCTACGTTAAGGATCAAATTAGTGCTAATCGTGATGTAAAGATTTATGTTGGGTCTGATTCTCACAACACAACAACTGAAACTATATTGGCGACAGTTATCGTCATTCACTATGGAAATAGTGGAGCCCATGTTCTTTATAATAAAAGTTCAGTTCCAATTATTGTGGATAGCTTTACCAGACTGTGGTTTGAAGTTACGTCGTCTGTCAATAGCGCAAGGTTTTTAAAAGAGGAGGGCAAGGTCCTGGTAAACTATGTGGACCTTGATCTAAATAACGATCCTAGATATAAGAGCAATTCAATTCTTAGAGCTGCACTAGGTTACACTGAAAGCATGGGATTTAAAGCTCGCTGGAAGCCGTTTAGCCCGTTCTCTATTCCAATTGCAAATTTTATTTGTCGATAAATAGATTATATGAAGAATCTCAACACAGACGATATCTTTCTTAGAAATTTAACGATCGCTATCCTAGATCTGCTAAATGGTGAAACTCAAATCGATTTAACCAGTAATAATATTATACAAAGTTACTCAGTGCCTTTCTTTTATAACTATGGTACCGATGAGGGCTTTTTAAAGGATTTTTATATTGGGCTACCGGATAGCTGTAGAGTTCCAGTGGCAGAAGGTACATATGATATTGTACCCAGAGGCATTGTTACGCTAAGCAGTTTTCAGGTAAAAGCTGGCGACATTACTAATAAATTTGTTCGAGGAAATTTTGCAGAAGATGGCATTTCCGCAAATGGTGAAATTACCTATGTTCCAAAGAGTGCACTGCTCTATTCGCTACCAATGCAGGTCAAATTTGATATTAAAGTAATCGTTGACAATTTAAATAAGGCATTTAAGGTGGCAGAAGACCTACTTGACCTAAATTATTCAAATCGAGTTGTCTATTTTCAATATAAGGGCGTTCGTATTCCGGCACAAATTCAGTTTCCAGAAAGCGAATCAATTGAAAAGAGCTATAAGTTTACCTATTCTGACAATAATAAGCTAAATGTGAATTTGTCAGTTAATGTTGAGACATACTTCCCAAGCTTTGAAAAATCATCTACGAGGAATCGGGCTAATGTGATGGATAAGATATTAGTTGCACACAAAGATCCCAACGGGGGTGTTCTAAAGAGTGACTGGACAGACCAGAATACTTAACTAAAATCCAAGTCTAACTCAAAGTTATAATATGTAAAGGTTGCAGTAAACGTTTGAAACTGCGGCGTATTTGAGCTGTATGATAATTTCATTTCACTTAGGCTTGTCAACATTGGCCGATTCATCACAATTGACGCAACTGCATAACCCTCATTATTTAGTAAAGTTAATCTGATTGGCTTAAAGAATGGATGGCTATTATTAATAACCGCCTGTGATTGAGCTAATCCTAAGCTATTCTGTGTATTTTCTTTAGTAACATTTAATGGGCTTAGATAATTAAGTGAATTATCCAAAAAGATAAAATAGTTTAGAAAAGCATCTGACAACTTAAAGGTCAGAGTTAAACTTCTTTCAAATTGGTCTTCTAGTGGCTTTGAACTCTGTCTTTCTTGGATTTTACCCAATGGATTGACTTGAGTCGCCAGCTGACTCTTAAAGCCTGGAAAATTAATGCCCTGAATGGTTGACACCATAAAATCATCCAAGTTATTATATGGTAACAATAGGCTACGATAGTACTTTTCATACTTCTTTTGGACTTCTTGATTAAAGAAATCTGCAGGTAGCTGTACCATAAATGAGTTCTGTCTCGCGTTAAGTATCATATAGAGTTATCTATTTGTGTTTTCAGTCTAACAAAAAATGCCAGCATAGTGCTGGCATTCGTTTGCATATAGTGGTAGATTTATGCTTCAATAAATTTAAAAAGAGTCGGGTAATTATTTGAAGTTTCAATATTCGCTAAGTCGCTGAGCTTGGTCGGAGCATAGCTAACCTCTTTTTCTTGATTAAGTAGCTCACTAAATTCCTGATTGAATTGTAAAAACGCCGGATTTGGTCTACGAATTTCTACACCGCTATCGTCTTCTTCAACCAGTACTGGCGTTAAAGAAACTCCACCGTCTTCGTTCTCAGTTCCATATTTTTTAACTAGCTCATCTCTTTGAGCATCAAGTAGAGTAATCTCTGCCTTGACTGTGTTTGCTAATTGGTTTAACCAGTACTTTGGAACCAGGGATAATTTCTCTTCAAGAATCCCTATTGCAAGTTTCTCGCCAGTCTGTTGGTTAACGCGTCCGTTAAGTTCAACATCCAAATTGTAAAACTCAAATAGCTTGATTGTTTGTGATTGCATATTATGTAAAAGCTTTTTAGATTTTATACTCAGTTTTGCATTAAGGTTTTAATAAAAGAAAAAAAGACCCTAAAGATTTAGGGTCCTTAATCTTCATAAGAATTTAGATTACTCTTCAGGAGCTTCGGTCGTGGTAGTAGTCGTAGCTGCGGTAGTCGTAGCTTCGGTAGTCGTAGCTTCGGTAGTCGTAGCTGCGGTAGTCGTAGCTTCGGTAGTCGTAGTAGTTGGAGGCAGCGGTAGCGTAGTAGTTGGGGCTACCCAAGTTGTATCACGAACAAAATCTTCTTTTGTAAGGATTGTATCGATTAGAAATAGATCGTCGGTTCCCCAATCTTCCAATTCTTCAGGTGTCAGATTAACAACTTTTGTTGTAAAGTAATCACCATCTTCCTCATAAAGGTTAAATGTGCACGAAGCATTCTTTGAAAAAAGGTCATAGTGCATTAAACGAATACCAGCAAAAACAGCAGTCTTACCAAAACCAGTTACTGGTTGAATTCTAATTTTTAACATTGTAGCGTATCTTTTTTCTTATTTATCTATTAGCTTATACTATTTTTAGTTTGGCGGTTTAGTCGTTACTACGACCACAAAACTAAATAGTAAGAAATAAATAATAAAAATCATAGGTTATTACATGCCAACTCTGTCTTTTTCCGAGTGCTGTCGAGCAATAAAGATTATAATTTCACTCGATGGGCGTAGTGACGTATCGAGTGGGTGCGTTGCTACTCTCGAATTAGACCGAGTCGCTATTTACATTGCCCACGATGGTGGGTTTAGCTGTGCTAACACCTTTAGCGATGGATGTCTTACAATTCCGTGGAATCCACCACTAGAGGCGTGGTATAGAATTGAGCGGTGGACCAATAGTGGAAATGACTGGAATTATGAGTCGCCAGATATGATCTTGATAAAACCAGGTTCACCCACGGGCAGAATCACCGGATCAAGGGAGCTGAATGATTGTGTGAATTACGAGTGCTGATGGTAAATCTTACCGAACTAATCTGAGTTGCAGGCTCGGTTTAACACGGACAAAGGTCGCAGAATTGGCCAGCCGGCCCATTGCTGTGATAGTTAAAGCACCATGACTCATATCCAAACGATCCAGAGTAAAGTTCAATGGTACCTGCCTGGTCTATGTATAATGTACTGCCTAGTTCAATAGGGCCACCCGCCTCCGCCGACCATACTGTTGCCTCACAAGTTGGCAGATAGCATGCATCATAGCAATTATCTAGCTCCGCAGGGACCTTAATCACAAAGGAATGAGGTAACATGGTGCCTCCTGCATTGTGGTTATAACCATACCACTCACTCATAGCGGCTGGATTAGATGCATTGGGTTTTGAAGCACTATTCTGATTAATAGCACCGTAGTCCCCATTTTCAGCATCATTAAGGGATATCTGAGCAGTAGAAGACCTACCAAGCTCAGTGTTTATCTGGCTCATTGATATTTGACCGCTGCTAGGAAGAGTCATCTTACCAGTTAATTACTTTTTTGTACCCAGGATGATATCCAGTATCTACAGAAGAAGCTGGGATATTATACTTAATATAGCTAACTGTGTTTGTAGCACTTACTGTTACCAGCAAATAAAGAGCAGTGGTAATAGCTAAGACTAATAATAAGATCTTACTAGTCTGTTGTTTCTGGTCAATTACTAAGTTCATAGTTTATTTGTTTTTAATGTTTTTAAGTTGTTCTTTAAGTTCTTCTATTTGTTTCTGCTGTTCTTTAATAGATTCTACAAGAAGTGCTACAATGCGGTCATAGCGGATTGTTTTATATGTCTCATTGCCTTCAGTAGCCCATTCACTTGTGAGCAATGGCTCTATAGCCTCAACCTCTTGGGCAATAAGTCCTATATCACGTTTGCCAGCCTTTCGGTTATCCACGTTTACTTTTTCGTCATTCCAAGTATATGTAACACCACGAATGGCTTGTACTTTTTCTATGGGGTTAGCTATCTCAGCTACATTCTTTTTGAGGCGGGAATCAGAATAGTACGCTATTACATCACCAGTAGCTCTAAGTTCTCCATAGCAGGTTGTATTACCATTAGTAGAGTCAATATCAAACCTAAGATTTGCACCTCCACTACTATTATTTCTTTGAGTATTTGTCTCACCATAGAAACGAAAGTGACCATGCGCATTGTTAGTAGCAAAGGCGATACCATCATAATACCAAATTTTGTGGTAGTTATCTCCGTCTGTTCTCATCAAAAGTGCACCATCGTTAAGGATTAGACCTACACCACCGCTTCCAGCCGTAACACTAACTCTATTAAAAGAGGGGTTATCAGATGTTCTAACATATTGGTTCATGTTAGAAGGATATGGATCTGTATTAGTTCCTAACGCTCTACTCCATGAAGCAAAGCTAGGAGCCAAACCGCCCTGATAACTTCTAAACCATAGGTTGTTGTCATAATAAGACATCCCAATCTGATACCCGTGGCCATTACCAGTATTACTGTGTCTAACATTAATAAAGTTAAACCAAGTTCCAACGGGGTTTCCAGAACCACCGCCACTATTTTGATAGAAGCCACTAGGGAAAGCTGCCTCACTCGGTGCCCTATCTTCAATCAGGTTTGTACTACCAAGCCAGCTAGCGGGCTTGCTTGATACGTTACCCCATGCTACAGAACCAGCCGAATCAGCATAAGGTCTATAATTATCTCCATAAATTCTGTGTCCGTTTTGGTACATCACATCTACATTGAAATAGAAATTACTTCTATCTGTATAAATGTGAGCATGACCACCATTTGCAGGACCAAATTGAATCCATCCAGAAGGTGTGTTGTGTCTCCATCCCCAATCACCACCAGAAAGATAATACGAACCATTACCATAATCTATAGAAGATAATCTACTTCTACCATTTGGATCACAGAAATATGCTGTATCCTGAGAGTCATAGAATATTGGAGCACGAACAGAATCAACTCCCTGCAGGTAATTTGCGTATGCATAACCAGCAATACTACCATTAACCATAAACGCTAGTGGGTGATTAGACATAGTTCCAACTTTACCAACACCGTTACCAGTGTGTGAATAAATAGTAGTAATAATTCCATCACTATTACTCTTAACATCAAGTCTTGCGTGAGATGAACCAGTAAGGTTTAATCTAGCATTCCAACCTCCATCATTAGCTGCATTAACATCACCAACAGAAAGTTGTCTTAAGTAAGATGTACCTGCAAAATCACCGTAGTATGTTGTATCATTAGAGTCGTAGAATATTGGAGCTCGTAGTGAACTACCTGCTTGAAGAGAGTTATTGACATATACATTATTAGCACCAAGTCCATCTGAGCTATTGTTCACAGACATAACCTGTGTGGCCATATCGCTATTATCATAAAACCTTATACCATTATAGCTACCATGAGCTCCAAGTTTAATACCAGTATGGAATGCTATACGAAGATCTGGGTAAGGATGACTCCAACCACCTCCTTCTTTAAATATTGCATAAGCGGTTGATTCATCATTATCCCAATAAATTCCAAACCCATCATCCTCAGCAACACTTCCATTATTTTTTAATTTACCTGTTAAGCGTACTGTACTTAATAATGAAGTACTATTCGGATCTAAATAATACCCTGTATCCTGAGAGTCATAGAATATTGGTGCATACATTGCATTATGAGATTGTACCCAACCATCTACTCGTAAGTTAAGATCACCTGAGTCAGAAGACATTCTAAACTCACCAGCAGCACCATACAAACCAATACCAAAATATCCCCAGTCATTAAGACCAAAACGTAGCTTACCTCCCCAGTTAGAGCCATTATAGTAAGGAATTACAAAGTTCTGTTGGTAATCGTCATACCCTGCTTCTCTTATTTGAGGTGCATAAAAATATGTCTTACTACCATTTACAGATCCATAACAAGTGCCAAGACGAATGTGAACAAATCTGGTGCTTGAGTGCATTACACCGTCTGTTGTTCCAGTTATATCATTGCTCATGTTTGAGGTAGTTGCATACCTATCTTGACCATTAGTATTTGCTTGACCAGATGCTGTTCTCCAGTTCTTTAATTTAGCTGTAAGTTTTACCCATGTTCCTCCAGTATTTATTTGACCCGTATGAAAATATGGATTGGAGCTAATAGTAGTTCCAGCAGTATCTGCCTCATACCATCCAAGGTACACACTGTCGTTTCCTGTACTTCTTACCCATACATGAAACTCATAATCTTTTTCAGCATCTACTTGTACATTCTCTGAACTCCACCAGTTATAGCAAGCATTAGGATTACCATTTCCAGTAGATACGTGGGCTTGAACCTGAGAGCCGTCTATAAATGTAACAGCTTCCCTGCTGCCACTATCAACTGCTAAGTCAGTAGATCTTAAATGAAGAGTAGCTCCTCCAAGATTTAAAGGTTGTACCTTAGAAAGTCTAGATGTCCCATTGGGGTCTAGATAATAAAATGTATCCTGAGAGTCATAGAATATAGGGGCACGGAAAGATGTTCTTGCAGTGATAAATCCGCCAGCATTATTGATGCTCATTTCTTGCTGGCCAGTAGTATAATTATGGAATCTAAACTCTCCACTATAGTGATAGAGTTCATACTTGTTAACGCCAGATTCTCTAAAGAACAATCCAGAAGCTAATGCACCAGTTGTTCCATCTATAGCTAACTGATTATCATTACCCTTAATTACAACAGTGCCATTAAGAACGGATGAGCCATTCGGGTCTAAATAATAGTTAGTATCCTGAGAGTCATAGAATATAGGAGCACGGAATGAGCCAGCAACAGTATTGTTACCACTCATATCTAATACCCAACGATCAGCAGCTGCACTCCAACCACCAATACGCATTACATTGTCTGCGTCTAAACCAAAGTTAACTGCATAACTTCCGCTTCTGTGGAATGACATAAATGCAGCGTTGCCTCCAGTTGCGTATGCTTGAAGAGATGGACTATCGAGTGACCCAAGATATGAGCCTCTGTTACTTCTAAAATAAAAATAATTACCTTCTGTAAGAGTTGCTCCAGTCATTGGAACAAATGGACCACCAGAAGCAAATCCTTGTGAGTTAACCCATGCCTGTGTGGCTACTAATGTACCTCCAGTCATATAGATATTACCACCAGCTATAAGGTCACCATTGTTTTGGTCAAATCTATGTTTTACATAAGCTGTTCTATTACCACTTGATCTTGATGGAACAGTGAATCCACCACCAATTGCTCCACCTGAACCTTCAGATGTAATTAAGAAATAGTTAGAAGG